GATTGGCATGATCACGGCCTACAAGCAGGAAGCCGAAAAGAAGTTGCAAGCACTGGAGAGTAAAGATGCACACTGACATCATCATCACCAACATCCTGACGACGAAGACGGCCTTCGGCGTGCTGGCAGAAGGCACCGAGTCCGTCTTCATCCCCGGCAAGGTTGCTGACGCGGCCAACATTCGGATCGGTCAGACCGTGCGTGCGGTCCTGGTTCCGAACCAGACCATGCCGGAACGCACGCCCTGGATGGCCGTCTATATCGGGGCCGCGGAGGACGCCGACACGCTGGCCGATGAGATCCGCGCCGATCTGGAGCGCGGCCCCGCGACGGCGCAACAGGTCGCCAAGAGCATCAACCAGCCCGTCGATCTGGTCGCCAGGAAGATGCGCGAGATGAGCGGCAAGGGCGGCTTGGTGCATGACACGGTCTATGCCTTGTCCATGCTTGATCTGATTGATGAGGAGACAGAGTGATGATCGACATCAACATCCACAACATCAGCCACGCGACATTCGCGGACAGGGGCGACTTCTCGGTCGCACAAATCTTCATGCGGCGGGATGATCTCCTGCCCCATGTGACACTGTTTCTGAAGCCTGGGCAGGCACAGATCGTGTCCGACGCGATCAACAAAGCGGTCAGGGGGGAATGACATGAACACGCTCTGGACAATCATGGCGATCCTGCCGTTTGACGGCCCGTTTGCAAACCAGCTTACCGGGCTGGTCTACCCGTCGCTGGAAGCCTGCGCGGAAGCCAAGTTCGAGGTCGGCGCGACCTTGGGCTATGACTACAGACTGCTCTGCGTGGAGACGAACACACCGTCCGGCTCCATGCGCCCGCTGCCTCGCCCGGAGGAACTGCAATGACCGACGAAGAACTGATCGCACGGCTGCGGGACTTGGACACTTGGGTTGAGACTGCCGATGTGCCTGACCTCGCCGCCGACCGCATCGAAGCCCTGACCGAGCAACTCGAAGCCGCTTGCGCTGACGCCAAGGAGGCCGAGGCTTATGCGGAGGAGTTGGAGCGGGAGCGGGACGAGGCCCGCAAATACCGTGACGCCTACGCCGAGTGCGACAGGATTGGGACGCAAGCTGTCCGTGATCTTGAAGCCCGTCTCGCTAAGGCGGTGGAGGCGCTGCGGGAGATTGAAAACGCTGAAATCCGCTTCGATTATGTGACTTTCATCCGCAACGCTGACGGAACGATTGACCATGAAGCGCCCGCAAGTCCGTTTGATCGCGGCAAAGCGCAGGCATATGCGGAGTGCCAAAAGATCGCCCGCGCCACGCTGGCCGAGATTGAGGGAGGGAAAGATGACTAAGCGATACATGGGCCAGATCATGGCCGAGTGCGACTGCCCCCGCGAAGCCGATTGCCAAGCCGCGCAGCGGTGTCTGGCGGAGAAGCAGGACGATCTGGTGAAGCGGCTGCGGGCGGTAAACGCATACAAAGCACCTGACTTTTCCATTCCCTTCGTGGAACCGATCAAAGCCGAAGCCGCCGACCGCATCGAAGCCTTGGGGCGGGAGAAGCGTGAAGCAGCGTTGGACGCACTCGCTGCACATGGTCAGGCACACGATTCCTACGAGGCGCAGTTGAAGGCCGAAGCCCGTCTCGCCAAGGCGGTGGAGGCGATGCGGGAAGCGGTGAAGACTTGGGAGCAGCCTCACTACGGGGACATGGACACGGCGCTGGACCATGGGGGTGAGGCGATGGACTTGATCCGCGCCGTGCTGGCCGAGATTGAGGGAGGGAAGAAGGATGAGTGACCATATCGACCTCGAAGTCCAGATGATCCACCGCGCCAGAGGCATCGCCATTCTGAGCGATGGGCAGGAAGTGCCGATCACCAACTGGATCGACATCGACGGCGACGAGTGTGACTACGCCGATGCAGTTGCCTGCGCCTGCGGACCTGACTTCGATGGAAAGTATTACGCTGTCGCACTTGGCAGCTTTGTGGAGGCAAAGACCCAATGACTGACGATGATCTGATCCGGCGCGGGGATGCGTTGAACATTTGCACACGCTTTCCATATCCAGAAGGCATTGCAACAGCCATCGCCGCCCTGCCCGCCGTGACCGCGCCGCAGGGGGTGGATGGGCTGGAAGCCGAAAACGCACGGCTTCGAGACCAACTGCGGTTGATCGAATTGCTGGGCTATCGAGAGGGCGAACAGCTTGGGTGGCTGGTCGCGCATATGCGAGGCGTTGCGAATGATGCCCTAGAAGGCCGCACATCCGCTCACATGTGGCGACTGTTCCCGAAGCACAGGCCAGCCGCCCTCGCCCCCGCACAGCCCGCGCTAACACCAAAACCCGTTGATGACAGTCTGGCGGCTGATCCTGCCGTCAAACCCACGCTGGCCGAGGCGCTGGCGGTGACGACCGAGGAAGCGTTTATGTCGGCTGTGTGGGATGCCTTGAAGGCAGACGCTTCCGACCTTCGCAAGCAACAGCGCATCCTCAATGCGTTTCGCGCCGCCCTGCGCCAGATCGGGGGTGAGGCATGACCGCGCCGGAATTGAAGCCCTGCCCGTTTTGTGGGGGAAACAAGAACATCGTTTGTCGCACCGACTATGACGGTCGAGATGCTTACGCTGTGTCTTGCCGATACCACGAATGCCACGGGGCAATCTTCATTCTGGGATATGGGTATTTCGCAGACCGCGATGAAGCCATCGCCGCATGGAACCGCCGCGCTGCTGGCCGATGTGCCGCGCTACCAAACACTGAGCGGCAACATGCTTCCAGAGGATGCCGTCCTCGCCGCCCTATCCCGCGCCCTGATCCAGAAAGGAGCCGCCCGATGACCGCAATCAAACACGGTGATCGCGTCGTCAAGACGCTGGAGGAGACTGGCCTACCGTGGGATGTTGAGCAGGGGCGGGGCCATCTGAAAATCAGGCTGTCGGGCCATCTGGTCGGAGTTATGACGGCGGGTTCAAAGCCAGCGGACCCACGCGCCGAGAAGAACGTCATCTCTCAGATCAAACGCAAGGCCGCAGAACTCAAGGGGAGCAGCCGTGAGCAACGGCAGTGAACTGAAGGGCAAGTCCGCCGTCGCCTTGCGGGCGGCGGGCTACCTCCCGCTGCCTCGTTACTGGGTGACCCGCGACCAGATGGACCTGATCATGTACATGGTCCGACAAAACGAAGAAGATGTGACGCGCATCCGGGTCGAGGCGAACGCCCTGCCGGAACTGACCGAAGAAGAGCGCAAGAGGAAGGAGATGGATAAAGCATGGCGCAAGATGAAAGCTGGAAAGGGGAACACCTGATCCGCAACAGCATCACGAAGAAGGAAAGCAAGAGCGAGGTGCGGCGCCTGGTCAGCACTATCGCGCACAAGAATCGAAGGGCAAAAGGCATCCAGCATCCTGCGGCAAAGTCGCATGGGCAATTCATGCTGGCGGCCTTGATCGATCTGACCAAAGAGAGGAAGTCATGAAGACGAAGACAGTCACGGTGGCAAGGGCGAAGGCCAGCTTCAGTTCGTCCGCGCAGCACGTTTCGGCCATCACGCTGGCACGCGCACCATGGGAGGTTGACGATGCTGAAGATGATCAGGTTGCAGAACCTCAGAAAGCGCCTGAGATCCGCGATCAGGCTGTCTCCCGTGGAGCCAGACATCTTGGCCCTTATTCAAGAGATCGAAAAAATCACTGACGATTTGCTTGCGGATCGGGAATCAGACGGCTAGAAAATTCGTGAGGGGCGCGCATAGACAAAGCTGGTCCAAGCGGAGTCTGTGGTGGTCGAAGCTGATCTGACTGCGCCACGGCATTTCATCTAAACCTTGCGCCCCTCGCGATCCCTCGAAATGCGCTTCAGTTCACCGACCAGCGTCAGGATAAGGGTCGTGTATTGCGCCGTCGGGATCACTGCTTCCTGATCATCAATCTGGATGTACAGGCCAGAATCGCGGACGCCCCAGATGACTTTTCGATCAGGGGGCATCACCGCAGCCCGCATCGATCATCGCGATCAGATGTGATCCTGTGACCACTGAAAGATCGCCGCCGTCCTGCGCCAGCGCCGCCGCATGATCCGTCCGCGCAGCCTTCGTGCCATCACAGATCGCCGCCTTGTTTGCCGCGGTCGCGCAGCCAAGCACGGGCAGCGTCAGCATCAGACATGCGGCCAACCTGATCCAGCCTTTCGCGTGTATCTGCATATTCCTCCAGCCCCTTGAGTTTGACGGCAGTTTTGACGGACTTCCTGCCGCCAAGCCAGATTGCTGCCAGCGCGGCGACGGCAGCAGCGATGCCGATCAGCCAATCGATCATTTCGACTGCGCCTTCAGCCGACCGATCAGGCCGCCGAGGGCGACTGCCGACACGACATAGGGCATCCACTCATCAGGGATGCTGGTCTTGATGTCGGCGGGCAGTTCGATCCAGACAATCGGCACGACCGTCAGGACGCCCAGAGCCTGGACGGAATACCACTTCCACGCGGCCTTCGCGTTTTCGACCAGCTTCATTTCCGACCTCCGAAGAGCAGGGACAGGAGAGACGACAGCCACGATGCCTTCTGCGGGGCTGCGGGCTGCGGCGCGATGTAGACCACCTTCGACGGGGCGCGACGGATGCCCAACAGGTTCTTGGCGCTGTACGGGCGGCGGTTCACCGCGTTGGCCTGGTTTCCGCCCAGGACCGTGATGGTGTCCAGATCATCCCTGACGAAGAATCCGACATGGCCCTGCCAGGTCGAGTTGCCCCGCGTGAAGATGACGATATCCCCTTCCTGTGCGTCCTTGCGATCGATCGGCACGCCCCAGTTGAGGTAGGATCTTGCGGTCAGCAGACCCGTCCCTTTCATCCCCGCACGATGGAGCATGGCGCCGACGAAGGCCGCGCACCAGGCCGTCTCATCGTTCTTGACCTGCGGGTGTCCCGCGTCGCGGAAATAGGCGACGACCTTGGGGTTGTCCCCGTCCCGCCATTCGACGGTGCCGACTTCAGCCTTCGCCAGGTCGTATGCTTTCATTTTCTCAGCGCCTGTTCGATGTTGTCCAGCTTGGCGAACACGGCTTTGAAGCTATCTCGGACCTCTTTGAATTCGCGGTCGTGGGCTTCCTTGTTCGCCTCATGGACGGCCTTCAGCACGGCCAACTGGGTGGCATGATCCTGCTGCGTCTTGTGCATCAGCCAGACGAAGCCAGCCACCGGGACGACGACCCACTGCATGAGCATCTTCAGAAATTCGACCGCTTCCATCAACGTCACTCCGCAGGGTAGGGAAACCTGGCCTTGATCTCGGCGATCTTGGCTTGCCATTCTTCCATCGTCGATTCGCCGCGCTGCGCCATGAAGAACAGCGGGTCAGCCTCGACAACATAGGCGGCGCGTCTGGCTTCCTCTTGGGCGGCCTTGGGCGGCGGCGCGGTCAGCGCAGCGATCTCTTCCGGCGTATACGGGCGGATGGTCTGCTCGCCCGTGACGGCATTGGTGATGACCTCAAAATATTCCATCATTTCACCCCGTAAATGCGGATGGAGCCGCCATTGAACGTCCCGCCGCTGAGCGCAACAGTGATTGATGTGGAGGATGTGGTCAAAGTGTTCCGCCCGTAATATGCGGCCATGCCGCTTGGAGCCGTTCCAGCGAAAAGCGCACTCGCGGTCGTCGAAGAGGTGGACGCTGAAACATGGGAGAAGAACGAACCGTTGACCAGCGAAACCCATGCGAACCCAGACATGAGAGTCCCGGCAGTGAAGTTTGCTGAAAACTGAGTTCCATTTGTCGCATCAAACCGAAGCTGTTCACTCGCGCTGCCGCCTGTCCGGGTGACAGAAGCCAATTCGAAATATGCGGCGCGATAGTTGGTCAACGTCAGGGTCGAAATCGTCTGGCTGGAGCCACTGGTCGTCGTCAGCGTCCCCAGAAGAGTCATCCCGCCACCGAGAGCGGTGATCGCCTGTGAGGTCCGCAGAGGGGTCATCATCTTGGTGTTGTTCGATCCGGCTTCAGCTTCAGCCTGCGTGGCGATGGCTGGTGTGCCGCTGGGTGTGAAGGTCAGCGCGGACTCATCAAACGTCCCCATCGAAATCCAGCCGCTGTTGGCCTCGTTCCGCTTCCACAGGGTGTTGGTGTCTGTCTCGTACCAGATCATGTTCGCGTAGGTCGTCGCAGGCGCAGTGTCGCCGCTGTTCTGCGTGACGATGGCTTGGAACAGGTTATTGAGATCAGACCTCGCGGCTGCTGATGCTTGGTTGTCGATCACATAGTCATGCTGTGCCATTCGAAGCCCTCATCAGTATTGCACGCGGGCCGTCAGCCCCGTGATGCTCGGAGACACGCCTGCCGTGGTCGAGGTCAATTCTACCTTGAACTTGAAGGCCCGTCCATAAAAGTCGCCAGCCTTGAACCGCTGCCACGCCGACCAAGTCGGTGAGCCAGCCGGATCTTGCTGTGTGATGGAGATGTAGCTGATCACATCAATGTCGGCCACACCGCTCGACCCGCTCCAATCGTCCCAGAAGCCAGGCCACGAATCCCACAGAAGATCCTGCGGGAACATCGAGTCCCAGTTGGTCGAATTGGAGTTGAAGCGGGCGACGTTTATGTCGATCCGCGCCCGCACGCGGCGAACAGCGGTGGTGTCGATATATCCCGTGAACTCATAGGTCGCCGAAGAAGGCGGCGAGGAGGTCGTCGTGATCCGAAGTGCGGAGGATGTGACGGAGCAGCCCGTCTTGGTGCCGGGGAAGGTCGGGCTTTCGGTGTCGGTCAGGTTGTTCGCGAATGTCTCAAGGGCCGTCGCTGGGACGATGACGCTGGTATAGTTGGACGACCCGTTCCCCGTCTTGTCGTAGGCCTTGATCATGTATGTGCCGGGGCGCGTCGGCACGGCAACCGAAGTGGCGGGCCGAGACACCTTGGGGACAGCCGTCGTGGCGTTGCCGAAGGATGCGCCGGATTCCTCCAGAGCGTGCCGGATCAGGTAGTATGACAGGTCAAGACTGCCGATGGGTTCCCAATCAAGGTTGATCGTGCCGCCGTTGAGGTTGGCCGAAAAGTCGGCCACATCGTCGGGAGGGACGATGATCCCGGCGACTTGGAAGTTCGAAACAGTCGTCCATGCCGACTTGACGCCAAGCTGGCTCACCGACCTTGCCCTGATGTCGTAATAGTCTGCGGTCACATCGATCCACTCGTAAACCCCGATGGGTCCAGACCCGATAGGCACGAAAGCGGATGCAGGGGACGAAGAAAGCTTGCCCTCGACCTCAACCCTGTCGATGAAGATTTCGTCGGTGACGCTTGTCGTGATCTTGATGACGCTGGTGACCTTCTCGCGGTAAACCCTCGTCTCGTACACCACGCTCAACCCGACCGCCTGGGTGGCATAGGAACTCGGCAGGCTGGTGTTATTCGCGAGGATCGCGCTTTCTTCTGCGTTCCAATCGAAGGCCGCCTCGCTGGTTTCGCGCAGATCCAGTTTCACCCGCAGATCGCCCGCGTCTTGGCTCGGGAAGAACGTCCATCCCGTGACTTCGAACTCTTTCGCCGTCCATCCATATCGATCATTCGTGAAGGCCACGATGTCGCCGACCTGGATGCCGAAGGCGGCCAACCCGAACTCTGCGGAGAGCGTCATCTGCTCACGACCGCGGAAGAGCGTCAGCTTGGCGATGCGTTGGGCGCTGGCAGAGGATGTCGTGAAGGGCAGCTCCAGATCGACGGGGCTGTCGATCCCGTTGTCCTCGGCCAAGAACGTCGCCGATGCCAGCTTCGGGTAATCGACAGTCACATAACCCTGCGCCGCATCGTTGAACGTGCCGACGACAGAGTTGAAGATGCTGCTCATCGAAATGCGCGGCTGAAGCGAGATCGGACCGCGCAGATCGTTGAGCGTCAATGTTTTGACGGGCGGCGTGTAATAGCCGACCTTCAACTGCCACTCGCCCTGCCCCCAGAAGAGAGTGCCAGCGCAACAGGTCATCATCTTTTGCAGCACATCGCCGGGGTTCGCATCCGCGTTGAACACCCCGTTCATCGTGTACCGCTTTTCCGTCCCGCCGCCCGACAGGCTGACGTTTTCGTCGCAGACGTTGGCCGACGCCGAGAATACTGTCTCATTGATCGCGCCGTCGCCAAGGCCATACGCCGAGGTGATGTAATCACGCACGCAAAGGGCCGCATTCGACGAAAAGGCGATCGTCGCCGTCCGAGGGTCGTACACCTTCTTGCCGCGCACGACTGCGGTGAACAGCGGGATGCCATTCGGGAATGCGTCGGTGTCGTATTCCAGCCGGATGTACAGATAGGCGATCCCGTTGCCGACGAAGTTGCTGTTGACCCGGCTGCTCTCTGCCAGCAGCAGCGCAGGCGCCGTCGTCTGCGAACCAGTGTACTTTACGATGCGGATCTTGCTGTTCCACGACTGCGAGGTGACGAAGCCATTGCCATCCAGGGTCGCGATCTGGTCATCGATGTAGATGTCGTCGATGGCCTGCACCTCATGCCCTGCCAGCGTCAGGATCATATGGAGATACTTGTTGCTGCTCCCAGTAGACTCCATGTAGGTGACGGTCCCGCCCTTCCTGACCGTCCCATAGACATAGTCATGCGGTGCGTCGGCGGTCCTGTTGTTGATCAGCGTCCCCTTCGCAAAGCCGCCGAGGGCGGGTGGCTTGAACAAAGCGGACATGGCCCAAGATGTGACGACAGCGGTCGCCAGGTATCCGACGGCCTTGATCAGGAAGATCGAATCGGTCGTGATACTAAGGGCATAAAAGATTGAGTTCCCGATGGTGACGGGATCATGGGCGATGTTGCCTGGATGGCTCAGAGCCGTCGTGCCTGTCAGCAGCTTTTTAAGCGGCGTCATTTCTCACCCATGCGCTGTCGATCTGTTCGATGGGCAAATATACCACGCCGGAATCGGAAAGGAACGCCGCGCTTGTGCCGACGCTGATCCCGAAGCTGACCCCGATGTAGGACGCCCCCAGAACGTCAGCGGCGCCGACGACCAAGGCACCCCTCGGCGGCACCTTGCTGGCCCGCGTCAGACGCGCACAGAGCGCATCCTCCAGCGTCTTGAAGCCGTACTCGCGGCGAAGGCCAGCCCGCGTCAGGGGGCGATCCTGGCCCATGTATCGGCCAACCCAATCTTCAGCCCAGCCTTCGCCGTGCATCCGGCGGAAGGCCTCGTTGGTGAAGATCAGGCAGTCCCAGACGCCGAATTCGAACTTGCGAGATCCGGCCTCACGCAGGAAGGCGAACAGCGCCTTCAGTTGTCGGTCTTGCGGCCCCATGCGACACTCTTGTCCTGTAGATCAGCGACGAAGCTGAAGAAGGTATCATTCGGATAGCGAGACTTCTGGCTTTCGTGCGTGTACCGCCGAGGCCGCGGTCTGTTCAGTTCGACCAGCTTGCTTTCGACCGTCAGGGTGATGGTCGATGTCTCGCCGCTGTCTTCAATGTTCATCGTGTTCATATAGCCGCCGAACACCTCGACGAAGTCGCTGACCGTCGTGACGCCCCACAGGATGCGGCAGACGCGCTGCTGGTACGGCTCGGTCAGCGCCAGCGCCACCAGCGTGCTGGAGATGCCATCAAGGCTGATGGTGGCCTGCTTGGCGCTCAGGCTGTTCGTTTCCTCCAGGCCGCTAATGGAGAGCAGCGTGCCTGCGCCCGTGTAGGTCTGACCGTCGATGGTCCTGTCGCCATAGCCCGTCCAGAGGCGAACCGTGCCGCTGTCGAAGATCATCTCCACGGCATAGAACGGATAGACCTCTGGCTGCGTCAGCGCGGCCAGAATCGCCGCTGGGACTGATCTTGCCATCAGACGGCCTCCATCGCGCTGAAGGTGACGCCGTAGATGCTGGCCGCGTCAATCGACCAATCCTGCTCATTGGTTGCCAGGCGGAACAGCCCTTTGGCACCGCTCACCGTGACCGCTGCGTTGTCTGCCGGGGCCGTCCTGATGTGCGGCCAGATGTCGAGCGAGACGTTGCCAGAGCCATCGCTGTTGACGTTCTGAAGCACCTTGTGCAGCCGCGCCGACGACCCGCTGCCAAGCTGGATATAGTCGCCAGCGCGGAGCCAGTTGGTGACCGAGGAGGTGGCCCCGTCGATCTCCAGCGTGCCGCCCGTCTGGCCCGCTCCCTTCACCAGGGGCGTGCCTGTCGGCGTGCCTCTCGCGGTGGCACCGAGCGGGTCACCGAGCAGGAACGTCCCCAACTGCCCGCGCAGGCTGAGAAGCCAAGCGACCCATTGCTCCGCGTCGGCCCGCTTCATGGGCGGCAGGGTGACATCAGCTTGCCACATCTGGCCTGGGTAGGCGAAGGCCTGGCCCGCGAAGGTGAAGGGCGATCTGCTGTAGACGACTGCGTTGACGGCCCGCAGGGAGATGGCCGCGATGCCAGTGTGCGTCGGCAGGGTCAGAGGATAAGAGATCGTCATGCGTAGCCCATCCCGTTCACGCTGCGGCGTTGCGACTCAAAGACCGCAGCCTTCGCGCTTTCCGCGATCTGCGGCATCAGCGACCGGATCTCGCTGCGGACGGTCTGCTGCACGCCTGTGGAGACGTTGATGTTCTGCACGACCGTCACGCCGCCGCCCATCTGATGGTTGGCGACGACATGCGCGTTCCGGCTCGGCACGATCAGTTCCGGCCCCTTTTCGCCGACCACTGTCGGGCGCCCGCCAGTGATGTTCCCGCCGTTCCAGTTCGTGGCGACACCAGCGGGGAGAAGGCCTGGCACGGCCATCCCGACGAAGCCCATGATGCCGTTCACGATGCGCTGGACCACAAGGATTTCGAACAGCTTCGCGATGATCATCCGCGCCATATTGCTGAAGGCATCCTTCACAGACGCGGTGCCTTGGATCATGGACATGAAGGCACCTGTCATCGCGCTTTCGATGGTGTTCGCGATCTCCCGCTGCTGGGCGGCGACCTTGTTGAACTCTTCCATCCTGTTGATCTGCTCGACAAGGCCGTTGACCGTCGTCGCGCCATAGTTCTGCCAATCCACGCCGAGGGCTTGGATCACGCGGCGCTGGGCCTCGGTCTTTCCGAGCAGCAGTTCCTCAAGGGCAAGCTGCTCCCTGAGTTGGGCAAGCGCGTCTTCGCGGCTAGCGCCACCCCCGCCACCAGTACCGCCCCCCATGCCACCCTGAGAGCGCATCCAGGATGTGTTGTATTCGAAGCCGAACTGGCTTTCCCGTGCAGCCCTGCCTGGATCGTAATTCGGGTCACGCGGATCGAAGATCGTATTCCCAGACGCATCAACGCCCCTGATCCCGATTGACGCGAGTCTGGCCGCCGCATTGGCCGCATTCCCGATCTCACTCGCAACCCCTGCGGCCACCGTCCTCATCTTCGCATATTTGTCGAGAGCCTCTTGTGCGGCCAATGTCATCATCCGCTGATTGTTCATGGCTTGGCCCATGAACTTCACTTGCTGTGCATGGGCGGCGACAGCACGCTGGCGGTCCTTGATCTCCTCAATGGCGGTGTTGCCCCTGATGGTTGCCATCCGAGAGATTTGCTCTTCAATCTGGGCAACAGCAGCGAGATCTGCGCGTCGCTGGTCAAGCAGACCAAGAGCGGCTTCCGCCTCTTGACGCATCTTGATGAGTGCAGCCAGTTCAAGGTCAAGCGGGATTCTCGCACGGCCATAAGCCGCGTCTCTTTGCGCTGTTTTCACAGCGATCTGATCATTCAAATCAAGGATGGCTTGAAGCGTGGTCGCCTCTTCCTGAGTGCCGACGCCAAACCTGATCATCTGCAACTGATCGGCCAGGCCAGCGGAAGTTTCCTTCAGCTTCGCCATTGCCTCTTGCAGCCTGCTGGTCGCGCTTGTGGACTTGTCCGCAGCGACGGCAAAGGCAGCGAGGATCGCGACAGCGGCACCAGCCACCGCCCCCAGCGGCCCAAAGATTTGCAGGATCTGAGGAGCCTGCTGCCCGAAGGCCTGCATCTTGTTTGTGCCGTTGGCGACCTGGACGGCGAAGTCGCCGATCTGGAAGCCAGCTTGCTGCAAAGCACCCATCGCGAACTTGCGGGTCGATTTGCCGGAAGCATCCATCTGACCAGCAAGCCGCCTGGTGGCGGCCCCTGTCTGGTCAAGCTGGTCCTGTACCGCCCGGAGAGGAGCCGTTGCGCGGTCGATGGCCTGCAACTCAAATACGAGTCTTTCGCTCATGCTCCTCGCGCTCCTTCAGCACGTTAAAGTACGCAACCCATTCATTGTACTCATCCAGCGAGATTTCCTCAATCTCGGAGATGGTACGACCCAACCTGTCGGCCAGCGCGATCAGGTTGAGTCTGAACGGGTTGCCCCTCAGTTTTTTGCGTGTTCCTCAATGTTCGTCGCATTGAAGACCGCGCCGAATACCTTGGCGATGACGCCGATCGGCTCACCCATCAGGATGGGCTTGTCCTCCAGCGTGAAGGCCTTGTCGCCCTTCTCATCCTCGCACTTCTCGATGATCATCTCGACCATCGCGCCCAGGGATGTCTGGGTCAGGAAGTCCTTGTATTTCCGCTGCACCTTTTCGATGTCGCGTGCGCTGACAGAGGTGAAGAAGAGGCGAAGGGGGGTATCCCCCTCGCCCCATTCCTCCACATCGACAAATCCGCGCTGTTGGTCAGCCCGCTTGGCCGCGATGCGTTTTGCCAGACTCATCAGGCCACCGTCGATTGCGACAGAGCGCCGTTGCCCTGCACGGTGATCGACATCTCGACCAGGCCGTCATAGGCGCCAGAGATCGACCGACCCGTCACGATGGCCGTCCCGCTGTAGTAGACATCGCCAGTGGATGCACCTTCGGGATACAGGTTCAGCGTGACAGACGACCCGATGGTCAGCGCACCCTGACCAGTGGTGTCCGTCTCATCCCACAGAACGTCGATGGTCCCGGTATAGGTCGTCAGCGACGACTTATAGGTGCGGGCGACATCACCCATCGTGGTGTCTTCCAGCGTGTCTGCCGACTCCTCAATGGAGTAGGACCGAATCTCAGCGATGGTGTTGGCCCCGACTTTGACGGTGCCTTCGCTGCCAGCGTGCGTTGCCATAGCAGGAGCCTCCTTTACTTGGCTGTTTCGACATCAGTGAAACTGGTGACGTAACGGACAGCGAATGTCAGGGTCGCGATCCCAACAGGCTGCTCGGTTTCACCAGAGAAATCGATGCTTGTCGATGTTAGCACCGAATGCTTCACAAGGCCACCGAGCGTGTAATCCGCCCCGATGGCCTCTTCAACTTGCACCGCGATGGCGTCCAGTGCGCTATCCAGCGATGCGGTCGCGTTCTCGTAGATCGACACAGTGATGTCCACGGTGCGGTCCAGCGACCGCGTCCCCATCGATGCGCCCATCGTCATGATCTCGGACGCCTCGGCGCTGGCCGTCACCGTGATGGCCGGAAGCTTCGCCTGCGTCAGCGGATAGACCCGCGTGGCATAGACACGGCTCGAAACCAGAGAGACGCCAGCCGTCAGGATGGAGACGAACTGGTCGCGGATCTGCTTTCTGACATGCGCCATCACTGCTTCTCCAACTGCACGACAGTGACCCCGGTGCCGTCGTGAATCCAAGCGCGGATCTTGTACGTCACCCCAGAGATAACCATCGTCTGGTCCTCCGCGATGCTCGGCACATCCGCCGTGCGACAGGTCAGCCTGGGCTGCTCCTGATGCACGGAAACATAGCCGCCAGCATCGACCGGGACCGTCTCGTTGTCGAAGATGCCCTTGATCGTGCCGCCGCTATACGTCACGGAGACGGCGAACTCATCGACGTTCATCATCGTGGCGAGATCGGCGGCCAGAGGCAAAGGCATCGTTAGCCCCTCTTGCCGCGCTTGGACACCTTCGGCGCATCGCTGGCATCAAGGCCGACGCTGCGGTCCATTTTTTCCTGCGGGACGGTGTCAGCCATCTGCTGGACACGGCCCATCGCCGTCAGGGATTTGCCCTCGGCATCGCTCAGTTCGACAATTTCGCCAGCGGTGCGGGCGATCCCGCCAGCCACGCAAGACTTCAGAACGAGATAGGACATCTTAACCCCCGGTGAAGGCTGGGGGCGACCGTAGCCGCCCCCATTCCATTTCAAGACCATCACACGCCGTCGTTGTTGTAGGCGAAGGACACCGCGTGACGAACCGCCACATCGACCGTCTGGAGGGCGCGGATGCGGACCGTACCCGAAGAGGACGAAGTGTAGGGATCGACCAGGATGTCCAGGCCGCCGTACATGCCGATCAGCAGGTCGGCATAGTTGCCGAAATGCAGATCACCAGCGGTGACCTGGTTCGACACGATGGCGCGATACCCGTTGATGGTGTTGCCAGGCTCGACCACGAACTGAGCGGTGTTGGCCGCCTTCGCAGTGGTCTTCAGAGCGCCGTACATCGAAGCGGGCAGGATGTACGCCAGATTGCCCAGCAGAGCGTTGTCCTCGGCGACGGCGGTTTCCAGAGCCACGACCTCAGCGAAGGTCGGGTTGGCCGCAGCAAACGAGGTCGGCTTGTTCACACCGCTGGTGTTCTTGATGCCCGTGGGCTGGCCCGAAGAGCCAGAGCCTTCAAGAGCGCCGTCGTCGATGGCGAGAGCGATGGCACGCGACAGGTCGTCACGAACCAGGGCTTCGATATCGGGGGACGACTGCATCATCATCAGACGGGTGATGTCAGTGAACGCGCCCAGCGTCTTCGGGGTCATCGTGACTTGGCCGAAGGTCGGCTCGGACTCGGAAGCAGCGCCGCCTTCCGTCGAAATCCAGCCAGCGGAAGCGCCAGCCGTCTTCTTCGGGATCGCCACGTTGCCCTTGAGGCCCGTCAGCATCGTCGCACCAGCCTGCATCACAGAGGATGCATTGCGGAGAACGTCGATGAAGTCGCCGCCACGGAAGTCCTGAGCGATCAGCCCAGAGTCGTCCGAGGTGTTGAGGTCACGCTTCGCCCACGACCGCAGCACATCTGCCGGGATCATCAGGCCACGGGCTTCCAGACCCATCGCACGCTGGGCAGCAGCCGAGGCTTCGAATTCGAAGCGGGCTTCTTCCTGGGCGCGGTAATCGGTCGGGTTCGCCATCGCACGGATCGCCGCCATCAGCGAGAACTTGCGGACTTCCTTGCGGGTCAGGCCCACATCTGCGGTTTCCAGCGGCTTGTTGCCGATGACTTCCAGCAGTTCGCCACGGAACTCGGCGAGGGAGCGGCCCGACGCGATGGCCTTCTCAGCGAGTTCACGCTTGTTGTGGGCAGAACCGAGACGGATCATCTCGGCGGCTTCTTTGGCAGCGGCACGGGCAGCTTCGGCCTTGACCGCTTCCAGATCAACTTCAGCCATTTTGGCCTCCATGACAGGGGTTGCAGGGATGGTGGTGGTCAGGTCGTCAGCCGCCGCCCTACCAACGCCGACTGTCCTGTCAGCGGGGATAGACACGATGGAAACTTCCATAGGCATCCAAGAAGTGGCGCGGTAGGTTTCCTTGCCCTCCTTGTCCAGTTTGTTGATCTGATACCCGACCGAGATGTTCGCCCGGATACCATCCTCAACGTCATCGAAGACCTCTTTGGCAAGCCCGTTTCTTCCGAAGCGGACGGTCGCACGGAGACGCCGTGCCGAGCCATCAAGAGCCACCGATTCCACAACGCCGATCTGCTTCGTCGGATCGTGATCCAGAAGCAGTGGCGCCCGACCAGAATTCAAGAACGACAGATCGATGCTGCCAGGCTTGTGGTCGAGAATTTCAATGCCGAAAGACCGCTCGACAGGCGCCTCGGACGAAACCGCGATCTTCACACGGCGGCCATCCTTGTCGATGACCTTGTCCTCCATGTCCATCGCACGGGTTTCGATCTTGTCACGCGAATAGCGTGCCGTTTCGAGTTCAAGCGCCTCGGCCTGATCCTCGGTCGGCTCCATCTGTTCGTCGTCGAGCATCGCAGAGTCCTCCAGTTCACGGGCGATCATATCAAAGTCATCCCCCGCTTGCATAGAGCGTGCATCTTCTGTCGCTGGTTCGAACTGGATCGGCTCGAAATTGTTCCGCTTCAGCCAGGCCCGCGCCTCTGCCACGGTGAAGAACTGCGTGCGGAAACGGATGGCTTGGATCTCGCTGTTGCCATCCTTGATGCCGAAAATGAAATCGACGCCTTGGCCGCCGCCGTTGTTCCTGCGACGGAAGCTGTCGTATTGGCGAGGATCGCGGATGCGGGCCGCATGTTCGTTGGCATAGGGCCGCGCACCTTCAGATCGGATCGGGCTGATCTTGGTCAGCGTCGAAAACCGATGGCCGACCAGTGTCTCGGTCGCTTCACCGTCGCGGAAGATGCGGATCAGCGCCGCAGGATCTTCCGGCGTGGCATTGATGGAGAAATCACTGTCGGGGATGCCAAGCGTCCCCTCACGCATGATGTGTTCGATCTGCCCACGCGCCATGCCGCCAGAAGAGTTCCACTCGACGAAATCGCCGACCTTCAGCGCATCAGCCGCGGCACGGCTTTCGTCCATGGCGTTTTCGTCCGATGACGCGCTGTCGTCGATGTCACCGATGATGTCCTCGGCCCAATCCTCGCCAGCGTCCCCGCCCCAGAGCGCCCACGCGATGCGACCATTCGACGGATACCCGTCTTCACCAGGCCGAAACCCTTCAGCTTCCTTGTCCACCGCGTGGCGGGAGAAGAAGCTTCTCATGCGCTTGACGGTGTCCAGCGACAGGTTCTTGCCGTTCACGATGTCACGGGCGCGGGCGATGCCGACCTCGGTGCCACCGCGCCCAAACTCGCGGCGCCAATCCAGCCCGCGCTGGGCTTCTTCCTGCATCTCGGATGTGGGCTTATACGCCATTCCCGCCGTCCTCCACTTGAGCCTCGACGGGCAGCTTCGTCCCGAATGGCTCGTAAGCCATCGACAGGCCGAACTGCTTCGCCATCTCCTTGTCGCGCTCAATCTGCGCGAAGGTTTCTTCAGCATCCCGGCCATAGGTCGCCGCGATGTCGGTGTGGCTCAGGATGCCGTTCTGCAACCCGACAACGGCAGCGTTGATCTCCTTCAGTGGGTCAACCCACTGGAAGCCACGCGCCCGCCATGAGATGCCAGCCGAGAACTTTTCGAATTTCCCCGGCCCGTTGATCGGGATCAGGGCGAAGTCCATCACATGGCGCATCCACACGCGGAAGAGCGGGTCGATGAAGTGTTCGATGAAGAACCGCTGCTGCGTCTTGTAGAAGTCACGCTCCTCCAGCGCACCCTGCCGGATTGAAGAGTACGATGTCCCCTCCAGGTCATTCGCCAGCGCCGTGTAGCTGATCCCAAGGCCGCCAGCGATTCCGCGCAGGATCGCCTTCTCGAAATCAGCGAAGGCCGATGTCGGATGCGTCGGGTCGAAGGGCGTGAAGCTGACGCCGTCAGGCAACTGATGGAAGGTGCCAGGCTCGGCGTCATAGATCGGCGTGAAAGTGTCTTCGAACCCGTCCGCAGTGAACCCATCACCCGCAGGAGAGGTGAAGAAGCCCATCTTGGACGCGCCGACACGGGCCGCCGTCAGTTCTGCCTCGCGATACCCGTGAAGCATCTTCAGCGCGGGCATGGCCGTGACCAGTTCCGGCACGCCCCGCGTCTGATCCGCCCGCTCCTGCACATAGATATGCAGGATCTGATCGGCAGGGATTCTCTCGCGGAAGACGCCAGTGGTCGTGGTCGTGTAGTCGTAGTCGCCGGGGTTGTTCACCAGAACGTGATAGGCTGCAACGCGCCGCGTCTGGCTGTCCAGTTCGACGCCCATGCGGACCTGATTGCCATTCCGCAGCGTCTCGTTCATCTGCTCATCGATGCGGTCAGGTTCGATGATCTGCACAGCGATGCCGTGGCGCAGATACTGCCTGCGGACGATGTGCAGGAAGACCTCGCCGTCGCGCTTCACGCCGCGCACGACCGCGTTGGACAGGTCAGCCATTGACATCTTGCCGTCCACTGTCGGGCCGCCGAGACGGCAGAACTCAGCCCACGCGCCTTCGATGATGTTGTTCCCGGCCATGTCGATGGTGCCGTCAATGTTCCGGCCCTTCAGCTGCAGGCGGAATCCGCTCTCGCCGACCACGTTGGTCTGCATCAACTGGAGGTATCGACGGGCGTATTCGTTGTTGCGCTCCAGATCGCGGGCGCGGTTGCGGAGATCCCGCAGAACCCACCTGATCTCGGAGTCAGCCGACTTGTTGCTGCCCTTGAAGTCCATGTACAGGCGGCCCTTCGAAGCCGCCAGATAATCGCGCTTCCCGGTCGCCTTCTTCTGGCGCTTGAAGAAATCCATCAGTCCCATCAGAAACGCACCTTCACCGTTGCCCCCGACGATTTGCCTCGACGGATGCGATCCTTGACGACTTCCTGCTGGAATTCCGCCTTGTACTGGTCGCGTGCCGTCATCAGTTCAGCGAAGGACATCTTGGTCAGTGAACGCCCTGCGATGGAATAGCTGCCGACATCGCTGTCGGCCTTGCCCTGCAAGATGGATTCGATCTTGCCGATCATGATCTGGGCGTGCGTGCGGGGATCAGACCCGTTCACATCCAGATCGACGATGGCCGTGAACTCGCCGCGATCCACGACGATACGGTTGTTCGTCGCGGTCTGGATCACCTCAAGCTGCCAGTGGTAATAGCCAGGCTCAAAGGATGCGCTGGTCGCGCTGCTCACTGTGAACAGATAGGTGCCATCCGTCTCGGTCGCCGCAAGCAGGATCTCGCTGCTGCCACCGCCCGTGATGCGGGCGACGTACTGTGCGCTGTACGACGCCAGCGGGTAATCCTGCACAAGGTCAGAACGCTTCCACTGGATGAAATCGCCAACGACGATCTCAAGCGGTTCGCCTTCTGGCGCATTCGCAGCGTCGAAAAGATTAGCCATCTATCTGTACCCGTGGACGAAGCCGCTCCGCATAGGCACCCCAGGCCTACGCACAGGCCTGTCTTGCCTGTCGGATGATACCTGATTTTGTGCCTGAGTGTAAACGGCTTCAAGGTTGAGGTTCAGAATCGCCAGCGCCGCGGTCGCATAGACGCGGCAGTCAAGAGCCTCGTTGCGGGTCCGAACCTTTGCCCACTCTGTCCTCGGCCTGCCCTTGAAATACCGCGTCACCTTCTTTTCCGCCGTCAGCATCCGAAAATATTCTTCGCTCCTGCCGACCGGGAAGTGGCAATATCCAGGCCCATCATCCCTGATCTTCAGCCGCGCATAGACCAGTTCCTTCGCCGTGTCGGTCCCGACCGGGAAGAGGTTGATCTTGCCGATGTTGTTCTTCGTCGGCTTGCCCACAATCGGCTTCCCCTCGCCGCCGACACCCTTGATCGCGAAGACACGACGGCCAGCCCTCAGACGCGCATAGTTGTAGACCTGTTGCGTGTAGTGACCACCAGAGTCCACGCAGATCGACCTGATCACCATCTCGCCTCGCGGATGGTCGAACTTCTGGCCGAGCGTGATGTCCAGACGGTTCCAGAGTTCAGCCGAAGACGGGTCGCCGTACATGGTTTCATAGGCCAGCGACCAGCTTTCCTCGCCACGGCCCCAGCCGACGATCTCGACCTCCAGACGGTCGTCTTGAACGTCAACGCCCGCCGTGATCAGCAGCACATCTTCCGGCAAGCCATCGCCCCAGTTCTCGCATCGATCGATCAGGTCCATCTCATCGACCTGTTCACCCTGCTCTTCCCATGTCTCGCCCAGGAACGTGTTTACCCATGTCTTCAGACGCATGGGATCGCGCTTGCTGTTCATGAAGTCGGAGACAGCCTCATAGAGCGGCGTCCAGGGACTGTAGAGTCCATTCAGATGGAAGCCAGCGACCTTGCCCTTCGGTGTGGCCGTCGCTTGCCATGATCCCTTGCGGATCGCTCTGAATCTGGCCGTGTCATCCCAGACAGATCCGCAGTGTTCGCAGACATAGACCGCAGAATACGGGTTCTTCTCGGTCCACTGGACCTGTCCCCACTTCAGCACCTGTTTCTCGCCGCAGTCACCGCACGGCACGAAGAACTTGCGCTGGTCGCTCTCCTCGTATGCCTGTTCGATCCGGCTTGCGCCCTTCTCGGTCGGCGTGCTGACCAGGATGATCTTGCGGTTCCAGAAGGTCGTCGCACGCTTCTTCGCCAGCGAGACAGGGTCGCCCTCGGAACCCGCGCTGACAGGGTAACGGTCAACCTCATCGCACAAGATCACGCGGCACGGGCGAGATGCGAGGCTCGACGGGCTGTTCGCTCCGCAGGCCGTCACATGGCCGCCGGGGAAGGACTTGTGCAGCGTCGTGTTCCCGCTGTCCCTCGACCGAGGATCTCTGATCTTGCCCGTCAAGGCAGGCGTGTCGCGGATGCACGGCGCCAGACGGTCCTTCGACCATGTCTGCGCCATCTCCAGCGTCGGCTGGACAACCAGCATGGGGGCCGGATCTTGGTGGATGTGGTAGCCGACGACGTTGTTGATCAACTCCGTCTTGCCGACCTGAGCGCAAGTCATCAGCACGACCATCTCAATGTCGGGATCAGACACCGCGTCCATCATGCCGCGCTGGTACTCAGCCCGCGATGTTGACCATCGCCCAGGCTCCGCAGAACTCTCGCTCGACAGCACCCGATACGAGTCGGCCCATTGGCTCACCGTCAGCTTCGGCGGCGGCTTCATGCCCCTGCTGATCGCCTCGGCGAGGCGCTGCTCCAGCTTATTCGCCTGCGTCTGTTTCGTCGATTCCGGCCAGTTCATTCAATGCCTCGACAATTTGTCTTTCGATCAGGGTCTGCACTTCCTTCGGGTCGTCAGCCGCCGCTGCTTCCGGCGCGACCTTTGTCGGGATCGCCAGAAGGCGGGTTCGAACCTTCGCCAGCGACTGCTCGACCCTCTTTGCTACGTCCTCAATGTACACCAGTTCACCGCGGGCGATGGCGTTTTCCATTTCCTTCGCGTCGGCTTGCTCCTTCGCGAGACGGGCGCGTTCATCCGTCAGGTTAAGATCGCCGTTGCCAGCGCGTGAGGCCGCCATCTCGCGCAGACGCGATATGTAAGCCTTCAGACACTGATTTAGGTCGTATTCGCCGCGTGCC